GTCGACACCTGCGATAGCCGCCAAGATACTGGGTCAAGCCAGCTTGGGTAGAGTCGTTACTCGATACATCTCTTGACAGTATCGCCACTTGTGGCGTTGGTCGTTCTATGGGAAAAGAGCTTGCAAGTAAAGGGTTCTTTAATACAAAAAGTTATATGTAAATTATATATACCAACATAATGTAACTTATAGGTTACTTTATAGGCGTTAATGTAATACTTATGAGTTATAAGGGTTTATCCCTATATACCTTATTATTAAGTAAACTTAACCTACAGTCTTTAAGGGGGAATAATGAAACTACTAATCACCGCATTAATCACCGCAACACCTGTAATGGCTCAAACTTATGTGGTTACAAATCCACAGGGTAATGTTTCTTATTATGTACAAAAACAGGGTAATCAGGTTCAAATAGTAAACAATCAAGGCGTAATACAAAACGCCACAATTTACCCAAATCAGGTCGTAACACCGCAAGGTTACGCTATTGGAACTCCTAGCTATACAGTACCTATGAGTCCACCAAGCCCACCTAGCCCAAGAGTGCTGCAATGACTACCTTTACTACCGATGACCGCATAAACGCTTATAGCCATTACAAAATCTATGATGAGCATGGTGAATTAATGCGTACAGTAAAGACTAAGCATGAAGCCGAGCATTTAATAAAAACCTATACCGATTGGACTTACCAGTTTGTTAAAGCCGATAAACCTAAATTTGAGGATGCACCATTTTGAGTTCTTGGCTAATAATCGTTACGGGGCTTATTTATGCCTATATAGGTATAGAACAAGGCTTTAAAGGTAATACAGCTATGGCAGTCGTATATAGCGGTTATGCTTTTAGTAATATTGGACTTTATATACTTGCAACAAAATAGGGGGATGTGTGGATTTTGAAAAGTTTTGGATGAATTGGCCCAAAAAGGTCGCAAAGAAAAAAGCTGAAATTGCTTGGAAAAGATTGACTGACCTTGAACAGCGTGAGGCCTTAGAAGCCTTGCCTAAGCACCTTAGACATTGGCAACTTAAACGAACTGAAATAGACTATATCCCATACCCTGCTAGTTGGTTAAACGCTGCACGATGGGAAGATGTTTTAGACATGACTCCAGTTAAAGAAAAGGTGGATAGGTCTTGGATGTTTAGCCAACAAGGTATTGAGAACAAAGCTCGTGAACTAGGAATACTGGGTAACGGGTACGATAGCTACGATACTTTAAAGAAGAAATGTATGATGCGAATGGGTATGGAGATTGACTGAACACCAATACCAATGTGCAGTACGGCAGTTATGCAAGTGGCGTAGTCAATGGGGGTTAGCAAAGTTTAGGGAATACCTATCAAAATACCAAATTGATAGTAATTTACTAATAGGCTTTGCAGACCAATGGAAAAAAGGTAACAAGGGGGATTGGGGAATGTGGAAATGAATTATTTAAGCGTATGTAGCGGAATAGAAGCTGCTACTGTTGCTTGGCATGACATGAGTTGGAAGCCTGTAGGGTTTTCAGAAATAGAAAAATTCCCAAGTCAAGTGCTTGCACATCATTATCCGCAAGTGCAAAACTTTGGTGACATGACTAAATATAAGGAGTGGAATATAAATGACACAATTGGACTTTTGGTCGGAGGAACTCCCTGCCAATCATTCTCTATTGCAGGACTTAGGAAAGGACTTTCAGACCCTAGAGGAAACTTGGCACTTACCTATGTTGGAATTCTTGACCACTTTAGACCCAAGTGGTTCGTTTGGGAAAATGTGCTTGGTGTCCTTAGCTCCAATCAAGGAAGGGATTTTGCAGCCTTCCTCACAGCGTTGGGCATCATCGGGTATGGGTGGAGCTACAGGGTGCTTGATGCTCAATACTTTGGAGTCGCCCAAAGACGCAGAAGAGTGTTTGTTGTCGGATGTTTTGGAGATTGGCGACCTACCGCAAAAGTATTATTTGAGTGCGAAAGCTTGCGAAGGAATACTCCGAAGGGCAGAAAAAAGGGGGAAGAAATTGCCAAATGCATTACAACAGGCATTGGAAGCCGTTACGATGGAGAATCCGACACCTTTGTAACCAAGAATATTGCCTACGAATGGCATAATCAAGATAGCAGAATAAAACCAATAGATATAGCTGCTACATTAAATTGCAATGCTGGGGGCAGAGAAGGGCATTTAATTCAGACTGTTTATGAAAACCATCCATCCGATAGCAGAGTTAGAGAAATGGGTGATGTATGCCAAACAGTTACAAGTAGTTGGGGTACAGGCGGTGGCAATATTCCTTTTGTTCAAGCTATACCAATTCACGCACAAGCTACTCAATTTAAAGGTGGGGGTAATAATAGAAATAACGATGGCAAAGGCAATGGTTTGGGAATCGGAAAGTTTGGCGACCCAATGAATACTTTAGACACATCAAGCCGCCATTCAGTTGCCTTTGGTTGGCAAAACTCACCATCTCAAGGTATGTCCTTAAATACAATAAGCCCTACATTAGATAAGAGCAAAACACCAGCAACATTACAAAGCATGACTGTCCGAAGACTAACACCAATTGAGTGTGAAAGATTGCAAGGTTTTCCTGATAACTACACAAACATTAAAGAAAACTGCCCAGACGGCCCAAGATACAAAGCACTTGGTAATTCTATGGCTGTGCCTGTAATGAAATGGATAGGTAAACGCATAAACGAGGTAGAAAATGAAAGAATATGACCCACACGAAGCAATAGACTTTATATTTAAAACCGCACCGCAATATGCTAAGGCATCTGGTGAACTGGCCCAGCTTGAGAACTTTAGGCACAGTCTTAAAGCCATCAAGATGTCGCAAACCGAAGAACAGTCGCTAGGGGCACAGGAACGGGAAGCATACCGCAGTCCTGAATACCAAGACTTATGCAAAGCCATAGGTGTAGCGGTAGAGCAAAAAGAAGCCCTTAGATGGCAATTAGAAGCCGCCAAGATGCGTTTTGAAGCATGGCGTACCCAACAAGCTAATGACAGAAATATAGAAAGGTTGACACGATGAGAGAATTTGCAGAAGTATTCCTAGACCTAACCCGCACCATTAAACGGGTGCATGAACTTAAACTTAAAAATGACCATACCGAAGCATATCTGCTTAGTTGCGATATAACTGACTATGCCCAAGAACTAGAGGATGTACTGCAAAAAGATGCAAACATTCAATAAGATAATGCGTAATGCCTACGCCACCCATATTGACTATGGTGCGTTCAAAGGCTTAATACCTACTAACCAAAACTTCTGCCCAAGCAACATAGATGGAATTGCAGAGCGTAATGGTAAGTTTTTGGTGATGGAGTGGAAACGCCCCAATGAAAAGGTTAGCGAGGGTCAAAAACGACTATTGCAAGCCTTTGCTAAAACACCTAACTTTACAGTCGTTATTGTGCAAGGCAACACAGATGACCAATTAGTTATAGAAAACTTTTGGCAAGTCCAACCCTTTGGATGCACTAAACTAGGCAACGGGGTTGACGAATTTAAGGCTTTCTATCTAATGTGGTACGACTACGCTAATGAACAAAAAGGATAAAAAACGCCATGACGATATTGCAAGACTTGGTTGCGTCTTATGCTACCACATGGGCTACCATGACACCCCCGCAGAGCTTCACCATGTCAGACGATTTGGGGGAAAGCGGTCAGAAGCACCAATACTTCCCTTATGTACCGAGCATCACAGAGGTGCTACAGGTGTGCATGGACTCGGAGCAAAGGCTTTCGAGAGATACCACCAAATTGAGTTCGATACCTTACTAGGTATAGTCGAGTCAAAGCTCCAACGGGTCAAAGCCTAGTTCTGTAGCTACAGCTTTAGCCCTATTCCTAAAGGTTTTGTCGTGCTTAGTCCATGCTTGAGTGCTTGTATCCCACCGACTAGCATGAATCATCTCATGAGCCATAGTCCTAATTACTGTGTCTAAATGACCGCACCTAGCGTCAGATATGGTAATGGTATGGGCGTGTTTTTCTCCATCGTCATATAGGTAAGTACCCATAGCATCAAAGTCGCTATCTACTACAAACTTGATTTCTTCAGGCAAAGGTAAATCCCAAGACGCAAACGGCTCGCAACAATACAACATACTGTAGATGTGTTCTATAATCTTAGGTGTTATTTTCATACTTCTAATATTTCACCACGAAACTCTACTTCGTTTTCCCCACAAACCTGAATCATCTCAGGCATTAAAAGCCTGCCACGCTCCCACGAAGCCATAACAAACCCTTGTCGCCAATCCTTTGCGTTATCTTCTGTATAGCTAAAGCTATCCGCATTGATGTCGGCTAAAGTGCCTGTTTGCACACCCCAATAGGTCTTTTGGTCAAAGGTCGATATAGGGCTTAGAGTCAAGACATGGGTATGCCCTGTAAAAATATTACTAAAACTGGCTTGCACATTGTTATATCCTGCGTACCTACCGCCCTTATGCCTGTGTTTAATTACAGTATCCTCATTGACCCAAAAACTCCAGCAGGTTTCCCAATGGGGAAAATGGTACTTTAGGTTAAACCCATCGACCCCCGAAAACTCAGGGGCACGAGCCACCAAAGCCGACTCATAACGCATATCGTGATTACCTAGAGTCCATATTAGCCTACAGCCCGCAGGTCTAACCTTTTCAATGGCATCTAAATGCGTTTTACAGTAGTTTAGTTCGTCTAATACGCTAGGTTGGCGGTCAAAATTTATCTTTGGGAATCGACTCAATACTGCCCCATCAAAGGCATCTCCGTTACAAATAATGGCTTTGGGCTTGAAATGCTCAATAAACTTAATCAGAGCTTTAAATCCTGTAGTTGTATCTTCTGTAAAGTGGGCATCCGAAAAGATAATGACTCGACCCTTTTCTAACTCCATACCCCGTCTAACGCTATGGGTGGCTGCATCTAATCGCTCTTGCAGTAATTCTTGGCGTTTTGCCTTGTCAGCCCTAGCTCTTTCAATATATTCTTTGCTTTTTTCTTGCTTATAACTAAGGTCGGTTACTAGCGTTATATTCTGCCTAATCTCTACTGACCGCCTACGATTCATAACGGCACGAACACCGATACCTAAATGTTCTGCTAATGCTGTGGGGCTAGGATATGCTCGCCACTTCTCTATAAATTCGTCATCACTAGTGTAATCACCATACTGATTTTTAGCCATATAAGACCCTAATCGTGATAAAGTTAGCATATCTTAACTGAATATTGTTAAAAAACAATGGCATACGCCAAAAGAACCGATGCAAATCAAACTGAAATAGTAGAAACCCTCAGAAAAGCGGGGGCAGATGTCTATATTTTATCAATGGTAGGCAGAGGAATACCTGACCTGATGGTGTGCTTTAACGGAGAAACTATCTTGATGGAAGTTAAGCGTGATGCTAAAGCTAAGTTCACCGCAGACCAACTTAAATTTATAGCCAACTGGAAGGGTGGGCCACTTAGTCGGGTAGATAGCCCCGAATCTGCTTTACGGGCAATAGGACTTATTCGTGTTAGTGAACAATCTTAAAGTCACCGAATACACCCAAGACTACTATGACGAGCATAAAGACGCTGGTTTAGATTATCTTGGGCATGGCTACTGGCAAGAAGAATACGCCAAAATGGTTGTAGAAGCCTGTAAAACGCCTCGTGACGGCTTTGTAGTGGATGCTGGGTGTGCGTGTGGCTCTATCCTAAAAGGCTTTCATAAGCTCAATATGCGTGTTTTAGGAGTAGATTTAAATGATGCCATGATTGGGTTAGGTCGTACCCATTTTGAGTATTACGCCAATGAACTGGTTTGTGGGTCTATTGCTGACACCCCTGCCCTAACAGAAAGCGTTGATTTGGTGCATACCGCCCAAGTTTTAGAGCATATCCCCGAAGAACAGATGGATGCCATTCTTCAAGAATTTTCAAGAATTATCAAGAAATCAGGGCGTTTATTTATTTGTTTAGATGCCGTAAAGGATGGGGAAACCAAAGAAATGTATATGGGCGACCCTACACATTGCAATATTCAGCCCATTAAATACTGGTATAGGCTATTCCAAAAGCATGGATTTATGTTTGATGTTGAGGCATATAACAAATTTGTTAGGTCTAAATACAAACCAACAGAAGATAAAGACGATAACTTTTTTAACGCCTACCCTTATTGGAGTGTATGGATTTTGCAAAAAACCTAATATAATTGGGTATGTAAAGGAGATTCTATGGAAAATTGTGCATTATTCGTAGCAACATTACTACATTCTGCGACTAACACGCATTTTTTCCATTGGAGCACCGACTCTTATTCTAAGCACATTGCTTTGGGCGAATATTACGATGGCATTGTGGAGTTAACTGATGCCTTTGCAGAAGCCTATATGGGCAAATATGGCAAATTCACCGCATTTCCAAGCGTGTACCACCAACCCAAAGACCCTGTTAAATACCTAGAATCTCTACAAAACTTTGTGGCAGATGCCCGCCAAGATTTACCGCAAGATAGCGAACTGCAAAACCTGATTGATGAGATTGCAGACCTGATTAACACTACAACTTATAAACTTAAGTTCTTGAAATAAAAGGATAAATCATGCCATTAATGAAATCAGGTAGCAAAGAAGCGGTAGGCAAGAACATCAAGACCGAAATGAAAGCTGGCAAACCTAAGAAACAAGCCGTAGCCATTGCTCTTGCAACTGAGCGTAAATACGCTAAAGGCAACCGCAAGAATAAGCTAGAAGAAGCATACGGCAAATATATTGAAGAAAAAGCATGAGTAGGCAAGACCAAATTCGTGCTGCAATGGATAAGCACGATAAGCCAATACCTAAGACTACAACGGGTAAAGGTAAGAATTACTTGCCAACAGAGCAAGGGGCTGGCATGACCGCCAAAGGTCGTGAAGCCTACAATCGCAAGAACAACGCCAATTTAAAAGCCCCCGCCCCAAATCCTAAGACTGATGCCGATAAGGGTAGAAAAGCTAGTTTTTGTGCAAGAATGGGTGGGGTTGTCGCTAAGAGCAAGAACGCTGAACGAGCAAAAGCAAGCATGAGGAGATGGAACTGTGGCTAAACAAGGACTATATGCAAACATTCACGCCAAGCGTGAACGAATCAAGGCTGGTTCAGGCGAAAAGATGAACAAGGTTGGTAGCAAAGACGCCCCTACTAAGCAAGACTTTATTGAGTCGGCTAAGACTGCAAAACCGCCCAAAAAGACTAGAAAACAAATGCTTACTGATAAGATGAAGGATATGTAATGTTTAAAAAAGAAAAGATTAAACCTGAAAACTCTTTGTTGCAACCGCACAAACAGACCACCCTAGAAAAGAACGAAGATAAGCGTATGAAGCGTAAAGCGGAGTTAATGAAGCACTTTAACCAATTTGTTAAACAGATGGCATAAACTTAGTTTTAGTATTAGAATTTACCCTAACTAAATCAATCACTTGAGGTAGTATGGAAAATAAACAATTAAGAAATATTAAGGGTGCT